CAGAAACGTATACGCCACCAGTAAGATTAATACTCTGAGCTGTATAGAGCACTGATTCAGGAGTTGCACCCACTGATCCAGTGTATCCTTGTGAACCAGTGTACCCTTGTGAACCCGTATAACCCTGGCTACCGGTGTACCCTTGTGAACCCGTATAACCCTGGCTACCGGTGTACCCTTGGGATCCCGTATAACCCCGGCTACCGGTGTATCCTTGGGATCCCGTATAACCCTGGCTACCAGCATACCCAACAGATCCCGTATAACCCTGGCTACCGGTGTATCCTTGTGAACCAGTATAACCCTGGCTACCGGTGTACCCTTGGCTGCCAGTGTACCCTTGGCTGCCAGTGTAGCCCTGGGATCCTGTATAACCCTGGCTACCGGTGTACCCTTGGCTGCCAGTGTACCCTTGGCTGCCAGTGTAGCCCTGGGATCCTGTATAACCCTGGCTACCGGCATACCCAATAGATCCTGTATAACCCTGGCTACCGGTGTATCCTTGTGAACCAGTGTATCCTTGGGATCCAGTGTATCCATCAGGCCCTTGGACTGTTGAAGCAGATCCCGTATAACCCTGGCTACCAGTGTACCCTTGTGAACCAGTGTATCCTTGGGATCCACTGTATCCCTGACTGCCAGTATACCCCAGTGAACCAGTGTATCCAGCAGATCCAGTATATCCTATTGGACCTTGTACGGTCGAAGCCGATCCTGTATATCCTTGGCTACCGGTGTATCCTTGACTTCCAGTATAGCCCTGGGACCCAGTGTATCCATCGGGCCCTTGGACTGTTGAAGCAGATCCAGTGTACCCTTGGCTGCCAGTATATCCCAGTGAACCAGTGTACCCTTGGGATCCAGTATAGCCGTCACGGCCAACATACCCTGATGATCCAGTATATCCAATATTCCCTTGGGATCCAGTATAGCCTCCAGGATCTCCTCTAGACCCTGTGTATCCAAGTGGACCTTTGATTAGGTTTGATGGCGCACTGATATGGACTCCATCAGTCGATACTGTAGTTGATACAGTATCGACTTGTTGTACTGTGACTTTTATATCAGACATTTAATTATGCACCCTGTGTTATTTGGGGTGTGATTGTTACAATACCTTCAATGATACGCTTTCTATATCCTTCAACAGTGTGATTAATTTCCACGTCATATAACCATCGTCCGGCCGGAATCACTTCCGATTGAGATGCGGTAAGGGATAATTTAAGTTGACCAGCCACTGCGTTTATAATTGTTGCAGTGAAGTTGTATGCTACTGATGAGCTGAAGGACTTCCTCATTTGTGAAGTGGCCGCGTAATTGGTCAGATCGAGGGGAGTGCCGTCTGATGATGTTACAGTGATTATAGTTGCGAAGTCAGATCCTTGATCTACAAACAGATTGCTAATAGCAGCCACAACGGTATCTCCTATACAGATTTGTATTTAATCTCAATTGCATATATAATTGATCAATGTTATATTTATACTATTGGAATCTACATGATCTCAATCGCAATTATCGACGTTATTGGTTTGACTTATGATGGTAGCACTCTTCAAAAAAGAGGCCTTGGCGGCTCTGAATCTGCTGTCATTCTCATGGCCAAAGAACTCCACAATCTAGGGTTCAAAGTAACTGTTTTCAACAACTGCATCGACAGAGAAGCCTCTCCGGGTATCTATGATGGGGTCGAATACATCGACTTAAGTCAAATTGAAACTCTAGAGGATCCGAAGTTCGACGTTGTTATCGGATCACGAACAGTTGCTCCATTCCTCCCACCACACATTTGGCCTAATTGGAGCTACCGAGTTGACATCCATGAAAGGATTCGAAGACATGCTAAACTAAAGGTTCTTTGGCTCCATGATACGTTTTGTGCTGGTGATGAACTTCTTGAAGACCTAGTAGTAAACGGTCACATTGACGAAATCTTCACACTATCTGATTTCCACACTTCGTATGTGACAAACTGTGATCACGGACGCAAACGGAACTTTGAGGTCCTTAAACATAAGGTATTTATCACTCGCAATGGTATCACCAAGTACCATGATGAGGTCGATATTGCCTCCAAAGATCCCAATCTCTTTGTATATAATGCATCCGTCACTAAAGGGATGATTCCTCTCGTCGAACGAATCTGGCCTCAATTTAAGGCGCGAGTTCCTGATGCTCAATTGAAGATCATCGGTGGATATTATAGATTCCGAGAGAATCTTGAACCAGATGAACAAGAAAAGAAGTGGCGATTGCTCGCCAACGATCCATCCAATCCTGAAAAAGGAATTGAGTTCACTGGGATCATTAAGCAAAGTGAAATTGCAGATATCCTTGCCAAAGCTTCTTACATGCTTTATCCAGGAGCATTCCCTGAGACGTTTGGCATCTCAACTCTCGAATCACTTGCATACAATACACCGTTAATCACTTCTAGGTTTGGTGCCTTGGAGGAGACTGCTTTTTCAGAAGCATGTTATCTACTCGATTATCCAATTGAGCCTAATGGTCTATTCCCCCACATCAATGTTGACAGTCAAGCATCTAAGTTCACGGAGATGGCAGTTGCAGCATATCACAATAAGTACTTGCATCAGCAGAAGATGTATATGTGTTCCGCTGTAAAGGACATTTGTACATGGGATACGGTTGCGCTACAATGGAAACAACACTTCTTCAGAAAGCTTGGTCTATACCTCTCGAGGGACGAGTATAGGAAGGTTACCAAAATTAATTCTCGCGTAAAACAGGTGTTTGGCCGAAGGTTTTCCAACACCGAAGATGTATACATTCCTCGAAGCACTCAACAAAAGATTGTTGTTGTGACTCCTGCCTATAATGCTGAGCAGTATATCACCAAGTGTATCGAATCAGTAGTATCACAGGATTATGATAACTGGGAAATGTATATTATTGATGATTGTTCCACGGACAATACGTTTAGTGTAGCAAGTCAAGCAGCGATGTTATCGGATAAAATCACTGTGATCAGGAATCCGATGAATATGGGAGCAGTGTATAATCACGTGACTACTATCAAACAGTTTTGTGATCCCGATGATATTGTAATGTTAATTGATGGTGACGATGCTCTTGTTAACGACAATCAAATCTTCCAGTTTTACAACAACCTATATGATGGATCAACAGAATTCTCTTACGGTTCTTGTTGGTCGATGATTGATAAGATTCCTTTAGTAGCACAACACTATCCGAAACGCATCAAAGAAACAAAATCATATCGCGGTCACGTATTCAACTGGAACATGCCTTACACACACCTTAGAACCTTCCAAGCGAAGTTTCTATTGCAGGTTGATGAAGATGAGTTCAAAGATGAGAATGGTGCATGGTATAAAGCTGGAGGTGATGGCGCTGTATTCTATTCTGTGATTGAGCAAGTAGATCCAGATAAGATTAAAGTTGTGCAGGACATTGTTTACTTGTATAATGACATGAGTCCAATTAACGACTATAAAGTAAATGGTGCTGAGCAAACACGAAATGCCAATCGAATTAGGTCTTCAAACCGCGTGAAGGATAAGTTTTCTGTTGTGATTCCAACAATGTGGCGGGCAATGGATCTAATGCCAGAGTTGCTTGAAAGTCTCGTTGCCCATGAACTTGTAGGCGAAGTGATCATCATCAACAATGAAGTAAACAATACACCGACATTGAGTGTGTTGAGGCACCCTAAGATTGTAATGATTGATCAGGAAACCAATATCATGGTCAACCCTGCATGGAATCTTGGAGTGGAGATTGCCAAATACAATAAGATGTGTTTCTGTAATGATGATATTGTATTTGATGTTAGGTTGTTTAATAAAATTTACGATCGAATTACACCAGAATATGGACCGCATGGGATCATATGGGGTAAAGAAGAATTTAACCAACCTCCCACAACTGATGGATCAATCGATTTTATCGAATGGAAGCCTGGAGATGTAATCCACTGCTTTGGACAACTCCACTTCCAACATAAAGATAGCTGGATACCCATTCACTCCGATCTAAAGATGTTTTACGGTGATGATTGGATCTTCCACAACGCACTATCTCGAAACTTAACGCCTTGGTTGATCTACAACATCAACTTCAAGTCACGTAACTCTGCTACAGGTCTATGTGAAGATATTGTTCCTCTCGTCAATGAACGATATAAGTTAGAAACCCCAATTTATCAGAACTGGGCATCACAACATGTCGCTAACCAAACTAATAGTAGGCTCACTATGAAAAAAATCTTGATTGCTATTCCAACAAACAAGTACGTTGAAACAACGACGATGAAGGCAGTATATGATCTTGAGGTGCCAGAAGGATACACAACAGACCTTCAGTTCTTCTACGGCTATCAAGTAGATCAAATCCGTAATCTGATTGCTGATTGGGCTAAGCACTATGACTATTTGTTTTCAGTAGATTCTGACATTGCATTCCCTTCCGACACCTTAAAGCGACTCCTATCTCATAACAAAGACATTGTGTCAGGGTTGTACATTCAACGTAAACCTGGTCAGCACATTCTTGAGCTGTATAGGAATGGAACAAACGTACCTTACCAAGACATTGAAGGTCAAGGTCTAGTGGAAATTGACGGATGTGGTTTTGGATGTGTTCTGATTAACTCCAACGTGATTCGTGCAATGGAGTATCCACACTTCGTCTACAAGTCAGCAATCGATCACAGTAATACTCTTTCAGAAGATGTATACTTTTGTTTGAAGGCAAAAGAGAAGGGATTCAAACTATATGCAGATACAGACGTTCGCTGCGATCACTATGGTACCACAGCATTGAAAGTTCAATCACAAAAGCCTCCTGTGATAGAGCAACCTAAAACAAACAGAGATATTGATTTTCTACTTAACCTCAGCAACACTAGGATGATTCCCGCCGAACACGTGAACTATCTCTTTAGGATGAGAGATAGCGGATCCCAACCTCGCGTGATATACGATATCGGTGCTTGTGTACTACATTGGACGCGCGAGGCTATCAACGCATGGCCCCACGCCAAGTTTATTGCTTTTGATGCCATGGAAGAATCCAAAGCAGTATTCGATCATTTTGGATTCGATAGCCACATTGGTGTGTTGAGCGATAGAGATGATGACTATGTAACATTCTACAAGAACGTCACTTCACCTGGAGGTAATTCTTACTACAAAGAAAGTACGCAATACTCTCCTGCTGCCGATCAGATGTACGGTGACTTTAATGCCCATATGCTTAGGACATTTACTCTCGATAGTATTGTTGAAGCAAAAGGGTTTCCACTCCCTGATCTAATTAAGATCGATGTGCAGGGTGCTGAACTAGATGTACTTAAAGGAGCGACGAAAACACTAGCATCATGTAAAGATATTATTGTAGAGCTTCAGTTGGTTGAATACAATGAAGGAGCTCCTTCTTACATTGAGGTGATTACATACCTCAAGTCACAAGGATTTGAGCTGGTAGGGTCTTCATACTTCTCGAAGAATGGAGACACAGATGCCGACTTCCATTTTACAAAGGTGAAGTGATGTACATATATGATTCGCAGGTGTGGGATAAAGTAGATGCTAATGATTTGTGGATCTACGATAAGCTGATTCTTTGTAGGAAGTTAGGCTATGTGTGTGGTCCTGCTGGGGTACCTCTTCCAAAACCAGGAACATACATTGTAAAACCTATCACCAACATTCTAGGAATGGGCGTTGGTTCTTACTTCCATGAATTTACTGATACTGACACCGACTTCCTTGCACCAGGAACATTTTGGATGGAAGTGTTTACAGGACCGCATGTTAGCGTTGACGTGGTCGACGGCAAAACGGATATCGTATATGAAGGTATTCGAGATGGTCTCCAACGGTTTAGTCGTTGGACCAAACTAGACATCGAACCACAGCATGAGCCGTTTGTAATTGAGATGTCGAAGAAGTATGGCGTTGTCAACTATGAGACGATCGGCGGTAAGATCATCGAAGTCCATCTCAGAGCCAATCCTGACTGGCATAAGCACAAGGCAAGGGAACTAATCCCTGTTTGGGAAGGCGAGGAGATCCCTAAAGAAAATTTCGTATCAGATCCAGATATTGGAAGACTTGGGTTTGTAGTAGTCAGATAACTGGCTTAAGAGATACTACATAGAACACTGGATAGGGGTGGCCGTTCTTGATTGGCTGAACGGTAACTCTGTATGATGGGTCGCGTGGTAGAGTCTGATCGAAGATATTACCATCCTTAACTACTTCCCACACCACATCATATATCTCGGGATTGTGTAGTATCTCTTTAACGTGCTTACCAATTGCATCTTTGTAGTTTGATATGTGGAAATACTTTAATGATTCATCGTTGCAGAAGAACACACATGAGTTTTTGTCTATAATGAAAATTGGATGGCTTGCGGAGTTCATCGCAATGTAACAAGCCTTAGTTCTTTCATGTTCAAGATATGGCTCTGTAATATCGCGACCTACGACGATGAGCTCTTTTGGTTCACCGGCATCATATGTTGGTGTCTTAATTACATCAAAGTATCTTGTGTTACCTGATGCATCCTTTATTATCTCGATCGTTCTATTTGAATGGCCTCGTCGCCATGCTTCAGTATCTGTCTCAACACACACCTCTAATGTATCTTTGAGATGGGGTTTGATTTTACCTATATCCTCGTCTGTTTTGTTATAGTAGTCATCGAGGATAATATCAAACAACTTCTGTCCATATATGTTCAGAGTTTTCCAGCGGCCGCTGCTGTCTTTAATTAGCAGCAGGTCATCAATCGCATCGATGGTAGTATAAAACCTCTGCGTGTAGCTGGATAGTTCCTTTTCAATATTCTGAGATGCAATACTAGCAACCTCAGACAACTCTGCTGTTGCTCGCTTCAACATGGTCAGCCCTGTATCGAGTTCGTGGGCGAACAATGACGGCATATCTTGATCAAACGCAACACTAATCTTACTTCTACCAGAAAACCAACCCATAATAAACTCTCTTATTTTTTAGCGGCTTGGAAGGAAGTAAGAACGATCTTGATTTCGTGCAGGGCATGAATAAGATCAATATTACCCTGATGGTATCGTTCAATGATTTGACGAGTGGCCTCGAGTTCATGGTCTTTAGCTCCGACGTACTTGTCGGTTATCTCGTTCATTTCCTTTAGTATATGTTTGCGGTCCCATATCAGGGCACCAATGATGGCAACCAGGATTACAACAATCGCTGAGTTACCACCTTGGACTAAAAACTCGACAAACAGCTTAGCGAGATCCATCTTAGATCCTTATAGGTCTTTTTGTATTTGTTATGACAAGGATCAATCGGAGCCAAAGATATGATTCAGATGCTTTATTTATTAAAACTCACTATTCTCTTCTTAGAAGCTACACCATAAGATTAATTTTAGATATCATATGGGTTATAGCTTCGTTTCTGCTGCACGGGCTTCTATTTCCATGGGATTGTTCTTGTACCCGTGCCGCAGATTAAGCCAGAGGTACTGAACATAAAACCGGATCACACCGAGCCTTTGCGCCTGCTCCCAGTGCGCCTGTTCGTGACGAATTAGACGCTGGTCATTGATACGCTCGCTGAGAATAAAAATACCAAACGGTGGCAGTGTGATTCCAGCGTACTTGGTTGTACGGAGCCACCATCTAATTAGCCCAGATGCGCGGATTACCTTGGGAATTGTATCCATAATGCGAGACCTCGTGTGTTTATTGTTATACAATGGGTTCCCAGTCACTAACTAGTTACTGCATGGACTGACACAACTTATTATATCACAAATAAGTAATGTTTGTCGAAAATGTAGAAGTAACCTGTGTTAGACTTGTAGTCACAATACTCAAAGTGGCTGTACTTGTAGTATTTACACCAGCAGAATCTGAATCTGTGAGTGTGCTTACTGTAGAAGATCCAGACGCCGGGCCGTAAGTGAAGTTACCGAATGTTCCAGAGAAAGCTCCATTTATAGTTCCGTTTCCCGGCAACTTCGCAACTATCCAATCAGTGTTACCAACTGTTTGAGTGTCTTGGTATCCTGCGATATATACATTCCCAAAACTGTCTATACCGACACTCGTTCCCGTATCCGATCCCGTTCCATCAAGTTGTCTAGACCACTGCCAAGTCCCAGATGAGTTAAATTTGACTAAAAAGAGCTTGTTAGTAGTAAAGCCATGAGTTCCTATGCAATAAATATTATTGGACGAATCTATAGCCACTCCTGTAAAGTTGTCAACTGAACTTGACCCAATGGTTCTCTGCCATTGAATTACACCAGAAGAATCATACTTAGCTATGAATGCATCATTAGATCCAGCGCCTTGTGAAGAGGTGAAGCCCACAATATAAACGTTTCCAGAAGAATCAACTTCTACTGCCTGTCCATTATCTGTAGCGGTTCCGCCTAAGGAGCGTTGCCACTGTAACGCTCCAGAAGAATTGAACTTAGCGAGAAGTATATTCTGGATACCAGATCCTGATGGCGGAGAAATTCCACTTACGTACACATTTCCAGAAGAATCTACAGCAACATCACTAAATTGATTAGAGCTAATGGACCCAAACGTTACTTGCCATTGAAGAGTACCAGAAGAATCATACTTAGCTATCAAAGCGTCGGTACCACCTGCACCTTGTGAGCTGGTTTGCCCTGCACAATAAATGTTGCTTGCTGAATCTATTACAATCCCGGAAAAACTTTCACCGCCCCCGCCGCTAAGCGAACGCTGCCATTGAAGAGTACCAGAGGAATCATACTTAGCTATCAACGTATCGGAGTTTATACCTAAAGTGGTTCCGACACAATATACATTTCCTGAAGAATCTACAGCAACATCTTGAAAGTCTGTATAAACACTCGCCGATGTGCTTCCTAAAATGCGTTGCCATTGGATGACGCCAAATTCATTAAACTTGATTAAAAGAGCATTAGCAGAGCCGCCCGGGCCTTGCGAAGCGGTGGATCCCACAACATAAATGTTTCTAGACGAATCCACGACCAAGTAGTTACCAAAATCATTATTGATCCCACCAACAGTGGCAATCCAGTAATTAGATTTACCATGAAGGTTGTTAAATCCAATGGCCCCGCTAGGAACACCAGCGAGCGCCCTAACAGGGGCATCATTAAGACTGGTCGCAGCAGTGGAATCACGCCCTATTTCGAGGTTGATTTGCGACATCGAAATTTCACCACTAGCTGGCAGTGTCATTTTGCCTCCAATTCTTTTACACGAGCGGAGAGTTCCTTCACGGCCTCGACCAGCAGGCCGACCATATTGCCGTAGGCCAGCGATAATTGCTCGCCTTGCAGCACAGCTTCCGGCAACACTTTCTCAACCTCTTGAGCAACCAATCCAGTCTGGCGCTCTCCTGTGTCTGTACGTGTATATGTATATCCGGTCAGTTGCTCGACCTTGGCAAGCGCATTAGGAATTTGTTGCAGGTCGGTTTTCAGACGAATGTCAGAGTAGGCAGTGACGTTGCCGTAGGCAACAAAATTTCCTGAAACGTCGGTGTACCACCGATTAATACTTGCAGTCTGGTCGTATAGCCCGGCGTTCGTCCCTGCCGCATTGTTGTACAAATAAACTGTGCGCGAATCATTGCTCAGGAATAACTGCTTTTCGCCAGATGTGGCATTACCGATGTTAATACTATTTCCTCTGATAGTAAGGCCGCCAGTTTCGAGTCTACCTGTTTCGGTTCCATTTGATTGCCATATGTGCTTTGTTACGGCGTTGTAGTAAATATCCTGCGTTTTGTCGGCGTTATTTCCTACTGCACTGATTATGCTGCCAAACGTGGTTGAGTCTGTCGCCGTGTCTGTAAACGAAATCTGACCTACAGAAGAAATCAGACGACTTGATGTTGAGGTTCGTAAGAACTGGAAAACACCCGGGGCAGTATTAGCGGTTGACGTAGACTCTACAACAATTCTTGAAGTAGATGCGCCGGTACCGACAACGTGCAAAGGATAAGACGCTGTTGTCGTTCCAATGCCAATCCTGTAAGTGCCGACAATATTCCCTGTCATTGTGCCGCCGGCTAGCGGCAGGGCATCGGTGATACCATATCCGGACAATGTAGTTGGGTTGGTTCCAGCGGTGACCCGTCCTTTGGCGTCAACCGTCACGCTTTTGTACGTGCCTGCTGTGGCACCGCTATTGGCTAGCGTAAGGCTGATCGATGTAGATCCAGATCCAGTGGCGTCACCAGTGACCGAGATGCTTTGGTTGCCAGTGATGTACGTGCTGGTATCAAGCGTCCAGCTATCGGCCGCAGTTTTCTTTAGAAAGCCAGTAGTTCCAGCTAGTCCTGCAATCGCGGTCAGATCGGCGTCGAGCGCCTGTGCATCGGTGATGCCGTATCCGGACAGCGTTGTCGGGTTGGTTCCGCCAGTCACACGTC